CAGGTCTCTGTTGCTGGATCAGCTTCAACATCTGTACCACGTGCAGGTGTTAAGTCATCCACTTCAGACTCTGAGTCTGATTCTGAGCACTTGATCGTAGAGGCAGTGCAGCAGATGCGGAAATCAACAAACAGTCGAAGTGAGTCTGAACAAGACTTTATTGACTGGATAAGGTATGAAAGTGAGCTTGCCAAAGGTAATCCCACCGACGTCTATCATGCTGGTTGGCTTCGTCATTCGATGAAGATCAATCGTCATATAGACGCTGCTCGACAAGAGCACCTACTTGAGATTGTGCTTGACCCCCATGATCCTGAAACTCCAATCGAATATTTTGATTCGTCAGAATATAATTCCGGGGAAACTTGGGATGAATACGATATAGAAGAATGGATCGCGGGTGCTCAAAAGCACGGTAAAAAGAAGGAGTGGGAAAAAATGCCTGAAGCAAAACTCAATGAGTACGTCACTATTCGTGTTCCTAAACACCATGGTGGCGGAAGTCGACGTGTAACACGCAGAAAGTACTATAAACTCAAGGAAAGGGGCTTCTTTGTTGAATCCTCTACCAAGAAGTTCCAGCACTTTCTTGCTATACTTGTCGTGTTTGCCGTTTTCGCAATTGCTGCTTACTATCTTTTCGTGAAGGTTTGGAAAAAGACGCCCAAGAATTCTTACGGAAAATTGGGCAAGAAAAAACAGAAGAAAGAGCAAACCACTCGTGTTGCCTTTGGTGACAACCTTTCTGAGGTTGATTCCGACTGTGCTTGGGAAACTAAGGATAGTCGGGGTAAATCTAAGAGGGGGCGTGGTTCTCGTAACGTTCACACGAATTCTCGGAATTTCCGGAGGGCTCCACGAGCCTTAACACCCGAAGAGTACGATGATTGGCGTGACAAGCGACAGATGATGATTGAGGATTACAATGCTGAATGGGACGCGTGGATTGATGACATGAAACTTGGCCGTACAGATTACGACGATGAGCCTGTTTTGGGGAAATATGCTGCTGATGATTATTACTGGGACTTTGTTGACCCAGGATATGAATCGACGCTTCCTTTGCAGGTTAAGTCGGATGCTGCGGTTGAGAATACTGCCACAAAACCCGTCCTTAAAGTGTTGGATAAACCCGCTGCACCAAAGCCTAAGAAAAAGAAAACCGTTCGCGGTAAGAAAGTTTCGAAGGGAAAAATGCCCGGGATATCTCACCATCAGGAGTCGCTGATTCCTTCTTCTCCGGTTCCACCAATGATAATTGATCGTTCACGTCATTCGGTGGTTTCGAGCTATAAGGATGGCAAAGCAAACGCGGTAGGTAACGCCTTCTTCGTTGGTAATGTAGTCCTGACAGCAAAACATGTGATATCAGGCGGAGGTGACAAACATACGATTACTGTTGTCTCCGAAGGTGAGTCTAGAGAACACATACTAAGCTTTAAACCCTTGCCAAAAGGACCCGGTATACCTGAGGACCTTGATCTGGTTTGGGCACACCGCCCCGCTTCCACTTCGGTTAAGCCGTATAAGATGGCGAAAGCGAAGAGCGGTGATGAAGTTTGGTTGGTTGGTCTCGATGTCGACGAACCCCAGAGGCGAGAACTCTGGAAAACGTACGGCTCTCTCATCCCCTTAGAGGCACCATTTCAAAAGGTCTCCGGATCTTTATGTCATACCGCCTCGTCACAATGCGGTCTCTCCGGGTCGGCCATGATGAGCAATAATGGAGTGATTGTAGGTGTACATGTGATGGGTACAGCGGACAAAGCTTCGCGTGCAAATTGTTGTGTCATCTTCACTCAACCCATGGTTGATTTTTTTGGTCAGCCTGGGGCCAAGAACACCCCTTAAAGGCCTTCTTGCCCCCCTTGGTGAATCATCCTCTTTATCACCTTGGGGGGCAGACCGTCCCTGATCCTGTGGTTACGACAGGCAGGGCAATGCCCCTAGAGGAAATACCGTCCTATGTTTTCTTCGATCCAGTTGTTCTTCAATTTTTCCAGGAAAGAATGCCTGAGGAAAGCTTCGGAATAGTACGCCCTACAGTTTGGAGTGTAACGTTAGCGTTGGAGAAGTCCGACGTGCGTGAAATCTGGCTTGTAGCCGCGGAAGATGAAGAAGCTGCAGATCTGCTATTAGAGAAACATTTCTCGTCCATGATGGGTCGGTTCCGTAAAAGGGACTTCCGTCGTGTAACAATAGCACCTGATGCCTCCGCAGGATTTCCTATGCAAATGTCCAAAGATAAGGCGTTAAGAACCTATCTCTCGTATTACGCTGAGTACTGCCGCCCTGGGGTTCAACGACCCCCGGTGGTGTGGAAAGTAACACCGAAGATAGAGTACCTACCTCTTGAGGATATTCTTGCTGGAAAAATACGTCTTTTTCGCAATCCCCCTTTAGATTACTTATTACTGGAAAAGGTCTACTTCGAAGACCAAGACGAGCACTTAGTATCACATCCGTGTGAAACGTGGTCGGCCTTGGGTTTTGTCAAAGAGAATGGCGGGTGGCACACTTTGATGTCTAAACTTAACCGTTTCAAGTACAAGTTTACTTGGGATGTGTGGCGTTGGGACAAAAAGGTGGGCCCACACCTGCTTTCTAAAGACGATAATCTTCGACGAAAAATGTACCATCCAGAAGAAGTGATCAATGAGGTTGATTGGCAGTTCTTGACTGAAGAAAGCTCCTATTGTTACGAATTACTCCCTAACGGGCAAGTAATTGCAACA